GCTTACTTCTGAAAATTTAGTGATACCTGTTCCTGATGTAATTAATGCTATTGTTGATGTGGTGTCTGTTGCTATAAAAGTTCTTTCGTAAATACCTAAATCTGTACCTAAATTTGCGTAAAATATATTGTTATATCCAACACCACCACCAATACCTAAATAGAATGACGAGGTAGTAGATATTCTATTAAATCTTACTTTATATGTAACACCAACCTTGGTCGTAAAAGATTGTACTGCTCTTGAATCGCCTCCTGCGTTTGCAGAATCATCAACTGTTAAAATATTATTTGATGCACTTATGACTGCACTTACAGCAGTCCAATTACTCGTACCATTAGAAAAATCGCCATTAGTAACAAGTTCAGTAGGCAAGACTTGATAAGGTGGTATAACAGTATTTAAGCTACCATCTGAATATGCAGTAGGTGTTAAGACTATACTTGCTTTATTGTTTAAGTCTTTTAAGGTCGCATCTGTGCCATCTGAGTTCTCGTAATAGTCAGAGTGGTTGTATAGCTTATTGGTCGCTGCGTGGTCATAGTACACATCGCCAAAGCCCTCTGCATTAGGATTTCCGAAGTTGCTTCTGTGATATATTTCGTTTGGCATCTAAATATTTCTTTAACTTAATTATGTTCTCCTTTTTTGGTTTATACTTGCTTATAATACCCATCCGTGAAATAAACTATCTTTATCTGGATGAATATCCTCGTTATTGTTTGTGTAATATTCTGGAAACTTGCTATCAGCATTATAACTCATATAGTCTATAAATCGTTGAGTGTAATACTCAGCATAATCTCTTTCCTTACTAATTAACAAGTCAACCTCTTCTTTATTTGCTATTGTGCTATTCTCCGAGCTATGCTTAAATACGCCACCATTAGAGATGGAGTATGCAGCAAACGGAAGATATTCAGTCATAGCATAGTGAATAAGCATAGGCTGTATGTAATCGTTTACTAAATCTAAATAGTCTCCAGTAAGAGTACCTGCAATAATATCTGCACCTATCTTATCATATAAGTCAGTACCCATATAATTTCTAACGTGAATCTCTTGAGCTATCTTAATAAACTGTATAAACTTGTCAGTGTCCACATTAGCATTTAATGCGGTGTTCTTTACAAGGTCGGCTCTTTTTATGAATAATGCAGTTGCCATATTACTCCTCTGTTTCTATTTTAGTTTCTTCTTCAACTTGGTCTTTCTTTACGCCAGTCTCTTTCTCTACTTCACTCTCTGAAATAGCGTTTGTCAAATCAGTAAACTCAAGAGGCTGTAATGTTTTGAAGTATATATCTAAATCAATTCCGTTATAAGAAAGAACCTTCTCAAGCTCGTCTAAGATTGTTACTTGCATAGGTCGAATAACAGTATTGTCCATAAGAACTGATGCTGTCTGTAACTCTTCAGCATTATTGCCAAGACCAGTTGTATCTTTAATACCAACAAGCATAGGCGATACAATTCGGTGAGATACCATAACTTTACGCATAGACTCATCAGATAAGAATTGATACTGCTGGTGAGCGTCAGATAACTGTACTGGCTCTATTGTAGCTGCAAGTTCTTTCGAGTCATTAAACGCCAAGATAAAGCGACCTGCGTTAGAACTACCGCTAAACTTATCTATAATACTTCTTTCAATCATATCACGCTGCTCATCTGGCGGAACACCGTTATTGAAGTTAATAAGCATAGAAGGCGCAAGACCATTCTGTATATTGTTAATGTGATAGTTTGCTACTTCTTCTTCGAGCTCTGCATATTGTAAACCACCCTGATAATCTACTGGCGAATAATATTTATAACCAGCTCTGTATGGCTTGATGTACAATATCTCAAGTGGCGCATTAGAATAACCAAATGCAGGTATTCTCTTTAGCTTAGTTCTGTTGTTTACATTCTCCCAATCAGAACTGTAGTAGTAAGCAACTATCTCCCCTTTTGAATTGCATTTCTCAGCTCTAAGTGTTTCTACAGGAATGTGCTCTACAGTAGCAATCTTCTTTCTGTCTTTAGTGTATATAACTTGAAGTGCAGATTGACCCATCATTTTATAGTCATAGCATATCTTCTTCATACAGTCCTTAGTGAAGAGCTCCTTCATCTCATCGTACTGTTCTTTCTTTTCAGCACTATCCGTAGCATCTAATCCTTTGCCATAAATCATTTCTGCAATACCGTTAATCGCAGCGTTATTTGTTGGCGAACCATTATACCTGTCTATAAGGTATTCGAAGTAGTTGTTGTCATCGCCATACGATATCCAATCCTGATTCTTATATTCCTTTATATCAGGTCTTGAATAAGACTCAAGATTCACAATGTGTATCTTACCGTCTTTTACCTGTGGCATTGGGCGATTATTATTTCTTTTTACTTTGCGACTCATAATATAACAAATTCATTATCGTAGCTATCTTCGACTACATAATCATCTTTATGTACGTCAAACTTCTCATAGTTAGTTTGATTAGTACAGAATATAAGACCTTTATAAATCACGTTAGAGCCATCTTTTACCTCAAATGAATAGAATCTATCCTCAACAAGAGAAAAGCTGCCAGAGAGCGTCATAAATGGGTCTGAGGAGGTCTTAGATACACTTACAGTAGTAGTGGTGTTCTTACTTTTATCAGTAAGCTCAAGAGTTGGCGCACTCGCATCAGAACGAGGAACTATCTTTAACTCTTGTGCGTCAGTTGATGTACTTAATATGTGCATACCAAAGTAACAAAAATACAACATTTTGTTTTCATTACATAAAAAAATAGGGGATGAAAACACCCCCTATTAGATTCATAACCCTATTAAATTTATGAAGGGTCTCTTTGAGTAGATTCTGTAGCTGTAGCACTTGACATACCTGCGAATGGGTCAGAGTCAGTACCACCATCAACAAATGAAGGCATACGAAGCTCGTTAGCAGTTAGTGTAAGTGTATATCCATTCAAATCACCCATAGCAGTACCAGTAACAGCAGTACCGCCAGTAACATCAGCACCATTATCAGCACCAACTAATAAGAACTTATCATCAAATGTTTGAACAACAACGTGTGGTCTGCCATACGCCATTAGTTTCAATTCTTTGTTGTCCTCTTTAGTCAGCTTGAATAAAGTGATGTTTACGACTTGCTCAAAGAATGTAGTTCCGTTCTCAAGAGAAGACGTAATGTTAGTTTCAAGGGAAGAGTTACCTTTGACATCGTAGGTATGATAATTGAAAGTTCCTGTCATATCAGTAATTTCGTCACTGCTACCAAAAGTTAGCGTTCCTAAATCACCAAAATCTACAAAATGTACTTTCTTAATACCACCTACGGCATCCTTACAAGGTCTTAATCTTCCTCCAGTTAAATCACAAGCCATATTATAAGTATTAAAAAGGGGGTGGGTTTAGCACCCCCATATTAGACGATTAATTATTAAGCAAGAGTCTGTAATACGAGGTCACCACCGATTCCGTATTGGACACCAGAGGTAAAACGCATTATCACACGAACATTCTGACTTCCGTCAATGTCCGCCATATCTATCAACTTAACTTCGTTGTGGTCAGATAATAGACCAGTACCAAATGTCAAGTTAGAAGCCTCACCTGCAACGATGTGGTCAGAAGGCATACCAGGAGCTTGTTGGATTTTAATACCTTCAAAAGAAAGTGCATTCCCCATATTATACCATTGTGTTCCTTTGTCTCCAGTACCAGCAGCACCAAGACCAGAAGCTCCAAATCCACCAAGCGCACGAACATAAGCCTGAAGGGCTACAGTAGGTACATAGATAGTTAAATCTTCTTTTCCGTAAACAGCAGAAGGAATTGAATCTACCACATTACCTAACAATGAAATGATGTTAGTAGATGTGTATGAAGTTTCAGAACCATTAGCAGCGTCATTTACATCAGAGTCAGCAGCCATAAGAACTGTGAAACCGTCAAATTCACCTGCGTTACCGTCAACGCCTCCCCAGATGTTTTGCTCAGTTTTCTCAGCAACTTTAGCAGCAACGTGACCTAATACAAAGTCAGCAAATTTAGGAGGCAAGTTGTCAAATGCAGAATACCCCATTTGTACAGCTTCCCAATCGCTACGAAAATCCTTTTTACATAGTTCGAGGTTTACTTGGAACTCTTCTGGTTGAAGAATTCTTTCAGTAAGCGTAAGTGCACTTGAAGTAGCAGAGAAGTCACATCCAGCATTAGCAATAATGTCTGTAGAGGCGATTTTCTTTACAACTTCCTTGAACTTTACGTTTGGTTTGATAGTAATAGAACCATCAGCCAATGTCTTACCGCTTAGTAGAGCAGCAGAAATATATTTCCCTGCAAACTCACCAGCGTAAGTTGAAGTGATACTGGCAACAGAGCCAGTTAAGTTTACTTGTTGTGTGCTCATTTTTATTTATATTAATTTAGAAAATACATTATCAATAGTAGAAGCATTACGATTTATTGAATAACGTAACACATCTTTCTTTTCATCTTCTTGGTTAGGTGCGTGGTTGATTGGCTCAACTGCTGGTTCAGCAGATAGTTTCTCAATCTGTGCACTTAACTCAGACTTTTCTTGTTCGTAAGATTCTCTTTCTTTTGACATATCACCTTTCATAGACTCAATCATATCTTTGAGTTGAGAGATTTTACTATCAAATTCATCACGAGAAACATATTTTTCTTCTTCCAATTCTTCTTCTTCAGACTCTTCTTCAGATTCAGGAGCTTCTTGCTCATCCTCTTCAGCTAATTCTTCGGAAACTTCATCAGATAGTTCAGTAGTCTCTTCGACTACTTCTTCGTTTTGTTCAGACAACGCAACTTCTTCTTTGACTTCAACTTCGGCAGTAACTTCTTCGGCAGCAACTTCTACGTTATCTACTTCTTCTTTTACTTCTTCAGAATTAATCATAGAAAGTTTTTGCATAATGTCTTTTAAAATAAGAGTTGCTTTACCTTCCATAATAAAATTTAACTTTAAAGTATATAATAATAACTAATAATAATTCCTCTGTTAGATTTTCCCAATACCTTGAGCTCTCAATGTTCCATCGCAGCACTTGCGAGAATATGTCTTTCCATCTTTGCACAAGCAACCACGTCTTGAATTGCGTGGAGATGTTGTGCTTGGTGTTTCAAATGCTTTTTTCATTTCTTACTTGATTTAGGGTGTTTCTTTGGCAATAGGTCGTAATCTGTTGTGTATTTAGCGTTTTGAGGTCTTCCGTTCTTTAATAGGTATATATAAGCGTTTACTCTCGCTTGCGCCCACTGCTCGGCTGACTTTACCATAGGACTATGTGATGTTTGAAATGCACCTACGCCACGCTGATATACAGATTTGAGTTGACCTACAGTAGTTCCGTAACCAAGTTTAGATTTATACTTCTCATTAAAGTCACTTGCTTTCTTCTGTAACGACTTCAGCACTCTGGCTGGAACAGATACTCCCCTTCCTTTCCCAGCAGCTCCTTTTGGATTGCGTTTGCTACCTCTCTTTGGAGAAGGGTTTTTAGTATCGGAATTTGGTGCTTTCGGGCTTCTAATAATTCTTCCTTTGTCATCGTATTTAGCTAATTTATGTTCTTTACAAGGCATATACCACGTCTGTCCATCTACATCGTGAGTGTGATATCCCTCACAGCCAATATCCTTTGCAATCTTTAATGCTTCTTCTTTTGTATCGTAGGCGAGTCTCCCATTAATCTCTTTAGTGGATAATTCCATTTTAGATTCCTGAGAGTTTATCTCATCAAGTTTAGTTTCTGCCCAACGGATTCCTGCTTCGCCTCCCCAAGCATCCCATAGAAGACCACCACAACCTTTATTATATGGTTCGTCTTTCTTTTTCTCAAATCTATTGTAAGATGCCATCTCTGATATCAAACAACGAGATAATGGCTTACCATCAGACAATAGTTTGGCAAATTGCCACGCTTGAGGCGTTCCGCATCTCGGTTTATTGCTATCATAATACGCAAGAGCCTTTCTGGCGTTCTTTCTTGCAGCAGATGGGTAATCTTTGTATGTTTTGTCATACAAACCAAGTTCAAGCTCCTCAGATAGCTCGTGACAGTCACAATTAAGGTCTAATTCACCTAATTGGCGTAGTTTAGACCTACTCCAAGACAATCCTGCCTTACCACCCCATAGAAGGTATGAAATTGTACCACAAGCCTTAGAATCACTTGGGTCATAGTATTCAGCAGCTCTTGATAAGTAAGAATACATCCTCTTTATCGTGGACACACTGAGTTTTTCACCCCTACTGAGCTGCTGTGCCCTTACTTTCCCCACAGAGGTGGCGCACTTATTATTTACCTTCTTATTTAGCTCAATACCACGCCTTGCATTGTTTCTAACGCCACTTCCGTAGTCTCCGTATGTAGCTAATTCGTATTTATCGCCAAGAATTACGTTAGCAACCTCTAAAAGTATTTGCTTAGCTTCGTTCTCTTCCTCAAGTTGCTCTATTTGAGACATAGCAACCTCGTCAGTGAAGTAACCTTCAATAGAGAAGCCTTTTACTTTACCAGATTTAACATAATCATCCCAAACCTCTTCATTATTTACTTTCATAGATACCATCCAAGTACCTACAGGCATATCTAAACCGTATTTACGGCTCTTGTCGTGCACTTTATCCTCTACAATCCACGATTCTACCACAGACAAGCCGTTAAGCTCTGCTTGGTGCTCTAAAGTGCTTTTATTTTGATTACCACGCATTAAAAATAGCTCTGACGCTTTTCGTACAGTGTCTTCTGAGAAGTAAATGTAGTATTCATCCTCGCCATTACGTCTGTAGATGTTCTTATTGGGTATAAGTGCTGCACCCATAAGAATCTTCTTCTCCTTATCTACTTCAGCAAGTTTTACTTCTTTCTCTTCGGATAGGGCGATAAAATGCTCTTCTATCGCTGGTTTCTCTACTATTGAAATGGCATCTATGCCAGAGAACAATCCTTCTTCATCTATAAAAAGTTCTATAATTCTCATACTATTAAATTAACCGAATGATGCGGTGTTTGTTATGTTTCTATCAAGTTCTTGTTGTGTAGATATATCTTTGCCTACTACAAATGCTTTTACTGGTTTCTCTTGTTGAGTTGTTACAGCTTGTGCTAACTGAGATGTCTGAGATGCACCAACAACATTAAAGTCTGGTGCTTGAATTTGCAATCCACCTCCTGAAGCCCCTCCTGTTCCGCTACTTCCAGAACCAATAGAACTCTGATACTTTTGACGAGCTATGTTTGCTACATTAGCAAGACCAGTTGCTATTGCTATAGCCTGAGCTATTGGTGCTCTAACTGCTGATGTAGGGTCGCCTGGAATTAATTGAGAGCCAAATGCAAGTACACCAGATTGATATGTGTCCATAAGAGCACGACCAATCTTAGCTGCTTTATCAATCTTAAACTGCTTTCTTGCAATCTTATCCTTATCTTTCTCCATCTTTTCACGAATCTTGACTTGCAATTCAGCGTTGCCTTCAGCAGCTTCCATCTCCTTATTGTATCTCTCCTCTATCTCTACAGTTTGATTGTGGGCTGTAACTCCAAAAGTTTGTGTTAAGGAATCAGATATTTTCCCATATTGTTCATTTATAAAGTCAAACTTATCCTGTTCTAACGCTTGTTCTTCTAAAGCAATCTTTCTTTTTAAGTCTAATAAATCGAGTTCAGCCTGAGCTTTAATATCAGTTCCTTCTACAGCCTTTTCGACACTTATTTTAGCTCTGGCTTCATCTTCCTTGAGGCTCTCTATATTCCTTATTCTGGTGTTAATTGCTTGTTTAACACCCATTTCATCTATAGCATCTAAATTAGCAGCACGAGAATCTAATTGTTTTCTCTCTAAATCATCTATTCTCTCTTGTTCTTTAGCGTCATCTTCAGTGCGCTTTCTTGTTAGCTTAGTTCTTTTTGTATTGAAAGCCCTTTCGAGTTCAATAGTGACTTGACGGCTTTCCTCGTCAGCTAATCTTATAGATTCATTGTACTCATCATTAGCCTTCTTTCTTTCATCTGCGTCTTCAGTAGTTTCTAAGAATTCATCTAATCTAAGTTTTTGTTTAGCCTTAAATGAATCAACTCTTATTTTAAGCTCTGCTTTAGCGTTTATCTCTTCTTGATTAATAATTTCATCAGCAGTCATCATCTGAGTATCTACAGCTTTCTGTCTGAAACTTTCTTCTAATTTATCTAAATCAAGAAGGTGTTGCTTAAAGTTTCTTTCTCTTTTACCATAACCCTTTTTAGTCTCTTTAGTTTGAATATCAGTAAACTCCATAAGGATGTCGATAGTCTTTTCGGAATCATCTATTTCATCTTGATTAAGTTCAAGTATCTTTTTAAGATTCTTTATCCTACCTTCTATACCCCTTTTCTCTTTTCTTTCTAAGTCAGTAATTTGAGAAAATCTTTTTCCAGATTGCTCTTCTTCAACTCTTTGCAATTCTAATTGTGATACCTGAAGTCTCTGTTGAACTTCCTTAATACTTGTGAAACCCTCTTCTCTTGCCTTTACCTCTCTATCAACTTGAACCTGAATAATCTTTGCAGCTTCTTCTTCAATCTTAATGGCTGCTTGACGAGCCATAGCTTGTATCTTAATTTGTTTAGTGTACTCCTTTGTTATCCTTATAGCTTCCTCATTCTTGTTCTTAAGGTCTTCGGTGCTTAATCCAGCATCTTTCAATAACTTTATGTACTCAGGAAACTCTTTCTTTAACATCTTTGTGGCATCAGCCATCTCTTCAGATGATTTCCAACCATTCTGAAGTGTCCTTGTGTATATCTCAAATGAGCCAGTTTGCTGCTTAATAGTGTCCGCAGCACCCTTCATAGCGTCTCTCAGCTCTCTTGTTGCGCCAAGTAATCTGGCGAAGAAATCAAATATCTGAGGACCGAATGAAATGATAAGCTGTAATGCGATTAATAGACCTCCAGTTCCTATTAAAGAACCTGCAAGTTGTTTTAATGAAGCTCCAACTCCACCAGCAGTCTTAGCAAATGAAGAGAATAATGTCACAACCTGAGACAAGTTGTTTGCAATCGCAGTAAATCCAAAACTTGCATCAGATGCTAAGCGACCTGTTTCGAGTAAGATTGCGTTGTTAAGACCAGACTGAGCTCTTGACGCTTTCATTTGCTTCGCTGTCAGTCCTGTTGCATTCGCAAGACCAAGAGATGACTTTGCAGCAGCAGTGTTTATATCTCTCTGTATCTTTATCTGCTCATTTACTTTAGCTACTTCAATAGCCTCTTGCCTTTGTAAGTCAGATAGTTTCTTTGTTGCGTTAGAAAGTTGGTCTGTTGACTTACTTGCGCCCTCAGCTCCCTTGAGCTGTATCGATATTATGATGTCTTGTTTAGCCATTTCTGTATGATTTTGATTTTCTTACTCTCTCTAACACTTTTTTAGTTTCTTTCCAATCTCTTGGTGCTTTATACAATCCTTTAGCAATATCTATGTTATGAGATACGCCATACCAATCAGAAAGCTGCAATAAATCTATAATATCTTTTATCATAATACGTTCAGTAGTTCTAATTTAGACTCACCTGTTTTTAGGTTGGTGTCTATTGAATTTATTGTAAATACTTTGTCGCCAATCTGAAATCTATCGTTTAGCTTATAATTAAGTAACACACTACTTGGTAAATGTGCTGTTAGCTTGAATATACGTTTCTTTGCATTGAAGGCATCTTCTATGTATGTTTGATAGAATTTCTTGAACAACGAGTTAGTTGTTCCGTCATAATCTGTTAAATTAAATTCATCAATTTCATTATCAAAGTTTAATGTAAATGCTGGTGCGGTTGATGATGTTCCATTCTCGTTTGTATTTGATGGCTTCCAATATGATGTGAGACCCTTGTGAACACCATTACCATAAAAGTTTATTCTACCATCTCCAGAAAGACCAGTTATTCTTATTCCATAAAATATAAGTGGTTTGCTTAATATAGGTTGATAATTAGCCGTAGGTTGAGGAGTTGCGTCAGCATCAGGCTTAAAGTTATCTCCAGCAGAATAACCCCACTGTATGTCAGTCTCATTTCCATTAGCTTCATCAAACAACCTTTCAAATTTAAAGTGCTCGAATGGTAGTTTAACTTTATACGGTTTACCTCTATCTACATCGATTGGTTTAAACTCCTCATCACCAAATATATGGTTAAATGATTCTTCGTGTTGCTTCATAAGTAGAGTTTTAGGTTTCTCGTACTCAAGGTCAATTTCACTAAATGGTATAGTGGACTCCACATCGTGCTCTGATGAATCAATATATTTTGTTATATCAAATATCTTTGGATTGTCATCGTAATAATCATCAAGAGGTAGTATTCTAATTTTATCATAATCTGCATCGGACTCATCATCCACATAGTAAATTGTTAGATTAAACATTTTTAGTATTCCAGATATAAAATCTATAACCTTTATCTTTGGCATCTGGTCTGCTATAATTATTTCAGATAAAACATTCTGACTTGCTGGAGTTGTAGTCCATACTTCGCTACCTCCATTACTCCACGCAGCAGCAGTAAATGTTAATGTTGGCGTAAAAACAAACGCTTGTCCTGAGGTTATAACTTTAAAAGTGTGTGACTGAGATGCAAGAGAAACACCACCAGACAGAGCAGAATAGGTTATACTTGTTGTAGATGTACCTATATTATTTATTTTTTCTGCTACTACATTTCCATCTCTTAATATCTGAACAGTATATTGAGTGCTTGTGTAAGACGAATCTGGAACTATCTGAAGAGTATATACTATTGTAGATGCAGGAGATAAAGGTGAACCAAGACTTCCTGTTAATCCTAATTGCTGACCATCTGGGAACAGTAAACTTAAATAGGTTGGTGATGAGTTTGTCCAAGTTCCAAGTATTTTTATTCTATCTTCAGCACCTTCATCGCCACCTAATATACCTTTATTTTTACTTAACCACATATATAGATTATCCATAGGAGTAGTGGATAGGAAGTCTGAATCAACGAACTGTATTCCATATTTTGACTCTATAGCGTCTATTATTTTTTTTACTTTTATAGCTGGTTTTAGGTCAGATGGTTCTAATGCTATATTTTGGCTATTTTGATTAGTTCCTTTATGTAGGTTTCCATCAAGAGTGGTGGCTGTAGGTGTTGTTGAATCAAAATATAATCTTTTTGTGTGTGTTATAAGAGGGTATATAACATCACCACCGCTCAATCCTGTGGTAAGACCTGTTTCTACATTAGAATCTGTGTAATTGTGGTCAAATGATGTAAATGACAGTGAACTAAGTTCATCATCGCCAAACAAATCAGTTAGTGTTACTGTGTTACCAAAGAATGTTACGTTATAAGCGTATGGCTTATTGTTTTTCATCTTTACGCCATTCAGAAATATCTTACCTCTTCTAAATGGTATATAATTTATTTCTAATACAGCTTCCGATTTCTTTCGAGCATCAAATGCGCCCACAGATATAAAGTAATTATAAAAGTGCTTAAATATCTTATTATTCTTTTTTGAAGCAGGTAGAGTGAATGACTGAGAGAAATCAGTAAATACTTTAGATATATCACGAATGTCTTGTATCTTAGATGTAACAGAGATTGTTTCATCATCAAACAAGTCCACTTGCTGAAATACATTGTCAGCATCTTTTATATATAGTATAACCTTATTCATTATCGAATAGTGTTTATCTTATCAAACGCAAAGTCAAATTCTACTGTATAGTTTACGAGCTTATCGTTAGTTCTGGTTTTGAATTGTAACGACTGTGTTTTTGGGCGTAAAGGTAATATCTCTTCAGTATCAGTTAGCCTCGTCATCCACACTTGCTCTGATAGCATAAGCTGTCTGAACACTTCATTATACTCCTCATCTATATAACCAGTGTTCATTGTGATACTTTCTGTTCCCACTAAATCTAATACTCTGTTCTGATGTGCTGTAGTGTCGTAAGTAGGATTAGACGAGAAGTCCATTACAGACGCTTTGTAATCGTTTGACTGGATGTTTATTGAATTCATACTTTTCTTATCAAACCATAAATCTTGTAGTGCGCCATATTTATTTACAAAGGTAACTCTGATTGGGTCGTATATAGAGCAGTCTAATGTTCTTACTTTTATAACGTGAGCTGAAGTACCAACAGAAGTATCATAGCTTACCACAATCTCATCTACTTCACCTATATCTAATAGAGATAAGAAATCTGTTAGACACTTAGAAGATTCAAGTGTACCGCCATCTTCAAGGACTCTCTCTTGGTATGTAGCACTATCTGAAGTTCCTGATGTAGATATATATTGAATTTTTTGATTAGTGTTATCATTATCAGATATTGCTTCGCTTCTAACAAGTGTTCCGTTATTATAATACGCCACGCTATTAGTATCTTCTGCAAATACAGGTACGTTTATGTTACCATCGTTTGGTCGATATATAATTAAGTTAGATTGAAACAGCGAGCGGCTTGGCTCAGGATTTACACCTTCTTCAAAATAACCATAACCATCTACAGCCACAAATTGATTTGTGTAATTACTTGGGAAAACAGTAGGTGACGATACAGGGTCACCATTAGATTTAGTGGCACTTATTACAGCATTAGCCCACACGCAGTAGCTATCATACTCTCCATCGTATTTTACATCTATATAATCTCTTATAAGCTCTGATATCTCAAATACAACTTGGTTGTTGTTTTCAAGCTCTGATTTAGTTATAGTGTACTTTAAATCCGCAGCGTCAGGCGTTGTGTCTTTTGCGCCCTCATATATGTAGAGCTGAAGTGTAGCAGTTGCGAGTGTACTATCTGACACTTTTATGTAAAACGGACTTCTTGTGTTGATTATTTGTGCCATTCTATTTCTTTAGTTCGTAAGTATTTCCCTTTCTAATATAACCAGAGTCAAGCATTATTGTATCTAAGTCCGCTAATACGTCTTCAACTAAATGTCCTGATATGTTCTCTGATATTAAATCATTATATTTTTTTGCTATAGATGATAAGTAATCTGTTTTATTTACACCCCTAAGAAAAATCTTAGTGCTTATTGCATAAGCTACGCTTCTTAGATTTGATTCTGTCCTCTGCAAACTATTACCTTTTGCATCCTGAAGGTTTTTTACTTTCCTACTAACCCAACCTATCATTTTATCAAGTGGCGGTCTATATCCACCATCAGTACCATCATCTATAGCGTGTGCATAATCAAAGCCTTCCATATTGAATTCAACACCTGAACCAGACTTACTTATTACAGCAGTCAAGCTATTAGCTAAATTACCTAAGTCCGTTATAGGGGAAGAGAATCCACCCCTATCACGAGACCTGTCGAGCTCTGATTTAGTGAACTCAATCATATCATCAAGCAAACCACGTAAGTAGGCTTCGGTATTTTTGAGTTCTATATCCATTATCTACAAGCGTCTCCTGTTGCGTTAATAAGCTGCATATCCGTATTGGCGGTTTCTATAACTAAATCCATACTCCAACCAGCTAATAGATTCTCAAACCTGTCTTCAAACTGAGTGGCAGTTGCGTCAGACACAAGTTGGTATTTGTCGGTATATAAGTCGCCTCTACGTAAAGACGATTGCAATCCATTGATTACTGTAAGCTGAGTATTAAATACATCGTGCTTGTTGTCAAGTCCTCTATATGGCGTGGAGGTAGCAGCTAACTTATCATCTTTATTCTCGTTTACGATATCCATACAAATCACTTGCAAAGAGAACGTCATTATGTGCTCAGAGAAAGTCACGTTCTGTATGTTAATATGCGCCAGTGGGAATATAGTTTGCTTGGACAAGTC